AGGTAAAGATCGCGAAAACGTCACTGGGCGACGAGACGCTCGCTTTAACTGATGAGGATATGTTGAGCGCGTCTGTGGCCTTTGCTGCACGCGGCCGTGACCAGGTGTTGAACACGCGGTCCATGACTCGCCGGATCAAGCGGGCGTTCATGGATCACTTGGCGTTCACTGAGTCCCCCACGTATGCCAGTGCCCAAGTCCTGGCTGTCCGAAGTAATGGCGAATCGATCTCTGCCGCCGAGCTTCCGCCGCTGGCCAAGACGCCGGCGGTGGATGAATATCTCGAGTTCTTGGCGTCGCTTCGACGCAAGGGCTGACCGGACGTTGCATGTGACAGCCACGGTCGACGGCTCGCCTTGTCGAAAGTGTGGTCGAACCACACGCTACGTGAGCAGTGGTAAATGCGTTGTCTGTAGAACCGCTCGCAATCGGCTATGGCGGAAGCAGAAACGTGCTGCCGATCCTGAATGGGCAGAACGGGAACGACGCCGGAACCGCGAGTGGTGGTCGCAGGTCGACGCTGAATGGAAATTACGTAGGCGAGAATCCAAACGGAAGCGTGAGGCGATCTACTTCCGCGAGCGGTATGCCAGCGATGAAGACTTCAAAGAACGTGCCCGAAGCCGCTGGCGGAAACGCCGAGCGCTCAAGAAGGGGTCCCGCTCGGAACCGTACACGCGGGACCAAGCCTACGCACAGACGGGTGGCCGCTGCACTCGGTGCGGAAGGCTAGTTCGCAAAGACACTGGTTGGCATATAGACCATCGCGTCCCACTGTCAAAGGGTGGAGCCGATGTGCTGATTAACGTCGGCCCTAGCCACGCCAAATGCAATCTCCGCGGTCACGTAGCCATAGCCAAGATGCAAGAAAGTCTGTTTCCGATTCGAGCTTAAGCGCGGTAGCGCGCTCGCCGACCGAGTGGGTCATTACGCCGATAGCGGCGTCGCTAGCCGAGAGGGCTTGTCCCTATCAGCCCGGCTAAGCGAAGGAGCAACCCATGTCCGGGAGCAGCACAGACGCCATGATTGTGCGTCTTGAGAAGGAGATCGAAGAGCGCAGCGCAGTCATCGAGGGTCTCGTAGGCGGCGCGCAGGACGTCGAGCGTGATCTCACCGACAACGAGAAGGAACTCGCCGGCTCGGCGCGTAAGCGCATCGAGGTGTGCGAGGAGCAGCTGGTCGAGCTGCGGTCGTCGCAGGACCGGATGCGTTCGGCCCGGCAGCGGGCGCAGGACGTGCAGTACGAGATGTCCAAGATGCGCCGCGAGGTCGACACTGGCCCGATCGAGTACCGCTCGGCCGGCGCCTACATGCTCGACTACATCAACGCGCAGACCGGCAGCCGGGACGCGAAGGAGCGGCTCGAGGTGTACACCCGTGCCGCGGCGCACCAGAAGACGTCGGACAACCTGGGCGTCATCCCCGACCCGATCGTCGGCGAGGTCGTCAACTTCATTGACGCGGCCCGCCCGTTGGTGTCGTTCCTGGGTCCGCGGGACATGCCGTCGGCCACGTGGTACCGGCCGAAGGTGACCGCGCGGACGCTGGTCGCCAAGCAGGGCGCTGCTGGTGCGGCCGCGGATGAGAAGGCCGAGCTGGTCAGCCAGAAGATGACGATCACCCGTCTGACCGGGAACGCCGTCACCTACGGCGGCTACGTGAACGTGTCGCGGCAGAACATCGACTTCTCCTCGCCGAGCGCGCTGGACGCGGTCGTGAACGACCTGGCCGCGCAGTACGCGATCGAGACCGAGGCCGCGACCGGTCTGCTGGTCCAGACGCAGGCCAACAACGTCGAGGTGGCTGGTGCGGCCGGTTCTGAAACGGCGGCTGCCCTGGCGGCTGCGTTGTGGACGGCCGCCGGGAACATCTACACCGCGCTCAAGGGTCAGGGCCGGTTGGCGCTGGTCGTTCCGCCGTCCCGCCTGGGCCTTTGGGGCGCTCTGTTCGCCCCGGTGAATCCGCAGAATGCCCAGTCGACCGGGTTCAGCGCGGGCGACTTCAACCAGGGTGTGATGGGTTCGATCTCCGGTATTCCGGTGATCGTCTCGGCCGGTTACCCGACTGTGGCGAACCATCTGGGTTCAGTCATCTCCTCGGCCGCGGTGGAGGCGTACGAGCAGCGGGTTGGCGCTCTGCAGGCCACTGAGCCGTCGGTGCTGGGTGTGCAGGTGGCGTACGCGGGTTACTTCACGCCGCTACTGATCGAGACCGCTGGCGTGCAGCGGATTGTGAACCTCGCCTGATGTTCACCACTGAGGAAGGCGCGGTCGTCGGTTCGATCGACCGCGCCGCGTTGGAAGAGTTGCAGAAGACGGACGAATCCCAGGCCGAGCCTGAGGTCAAGCCGTCCATGGCGCTCAGCAAGGACGAGTTGGTCACCTTGGCTGAGTCCGCCGGTCTCGGTACCCGCGAGGAGCTCGAGCAGTTCACTAAGCAGGAGCTGGTCGACGAGCTCACGGCGAGTGAGGAGGACTGATGGCCACAACCATCTTCCGCGAGGACTTCATCGGCCGCGACCTGGTCGCACCGACGTCGAACTCGCTTGACGCGCTGGGCCGTGCCACCACGGCGACGGTCGACTTCATGGGTCGGCCGCTGCGACGGAACGTGCGGGCCAATTCGACCGCGGTCGTGCTGGGTCAGGAGATCCAGTTCACCGGCGGTGAGAAGTTCGTCGTTACGATCGCCGGAACGACCGCCGTATCACCGCCTACCGCTCCGGCGGTTGGCGCGACGGTGGTCGACGGCACCGCCACCCTGCTCCGGCAGAAGTAGCGAGAGGGGCGACCGGTGGCCATTGGCGACCCGTACGTGTTCGTTGCCGAACTTGAACTCAAACTCGGCAAGCCGGACGACGGCACGTACAGCGACATCGCCAGCGCGGCTTCACGAGCTGTGGAACTGTTCACCGGTCGTCAGTTCAACCGCACGGAGACGGCCTCGCCGCGGAGTTTCCGCGCCGTCGACGGGGTCCGTCTGCCGGTTGACGACTTCTGGACGACCACCGATCTGGCCGTCGACGTAGACGGCACGGCATGGAATGTCGCCGACGTGGACCCCCGCCCGTGGGACGGGGTTCACAACGGCCAACCCGGCTGGCCGTTCTTCGACCTGTTCACCGTCAACGGGTCGTGGCCGTACGCGACCCGCGGACGGCGCGCACTGGTCACCGTCACGGCCAAGTGGGGCTGGGAAGCGGTCCCCGAACCCATCCGGCAGGCCACGCTCGATGTGGCGCAGGACGCCCAGTCCGGAGCCCTGGGAACGGTCAAGAGTGAGAGCCTGGACGGGATCTCGGTGTCCTACGGATCGTTCCAGTGGAAGCCTAGCGATCTGGTCGGCCTGGTGTCCGGGAATCCGGCGGCGTTCGTCAAGGCCACGCCGTATGTGCGTGACTCGCCGATGGGGATGGCCTGATGCTCATCGAAGACATCACGGGGTTCGTAGCCAGATTCCGCGGCATCGCCGAGTCATACATGGTCGACGAGTGTGAGATCCGCCGGCCTGATGTGGTGGGCGCACTGAACACCTCGACAGGTGCTCAGCCGGTTACACCGGGGACGCTGGTGTACTCCGGCAAGTGCAAGGTGTTCACATATGAGCCGGCCGAGACGGTCAGCTTGAGCGGTCAGCATGCCGCCACGGTGCAGCGGTACCGGCTGCATATTCCGGTAGCTACCAGCGGTGTGCAGGTCGACGACGTGGCCACCATCACCGTGGCCGCATACGACCCGCAGTTGGCGGGGAACAGCTACCGGGTGGCCGGGCTGCTGCAGATGAGTCTGGGCCGGGATCAGCGGTTGATGGTCGAGGAGGTCACGGGATGAACATCACCATCGACACTTCCGAGCTCGCCGCGTTGGCGGCGGAGCTCGCTGGCGCTCCTGGCCGGGCGCAGGCCGGTGCGTTGATACACAACCGGTTGTCGGCGGGCCGAGTGGAGGCGACGGCTAAGTCGCTGGTGCCGGTGGAGACTGGCCTGCTGCGGGGCTCCATTACTGCTGACGTGTCGGGGTTGATCGCCGAGATCGGCACCGATGTGCCCTACGCGGGTTTCGTGGAATACGGCACGAGCAGGATGGCGCCGCAGCCGTACATGGGTCCGGCGGGGGACCGTCACGAGCCGGACTATGCGAGCGGCGCGGCTGACGTGGGCGAGCGCGCGGTGTTCGGCTAATGGTGGCTCTATCGCAGCGCGAGCACACGAACGCGGTCGTGACCGCGCTTGAGGGCGCCGGCCTAGCCGTGGGCCGCGGGGTCCGCACCGCCAGCCCCGACGGATCCGGTGACGAACTGCCGCCA